GGGGACTATATTAAATTGTTAGTTCGTTACATTAAAGAATTTGTATCTCACAATACTAGGACAGAGAATGGAGAATGAACTAGACAAAGTATTAGAAAGTAAGTTTTATTGCCCTTCTAAATTTACTCAAGAAATAGAATCTCTAGTACAAACCATACCAGAGATGAACTACATAGATGCTATCGTTCACTTCTGTGAAAAGAATAGTATCGATGTAGAGTCAGTCCCTAAGTTAATTACAAAACCACTTAAGGAAAAGATTAAATATCAAGCAATGGAATTGAACTTTCTGAAGCGGAGTTCTAGAGCAAAATTGCCTTTGTAATCCATTTTCGTCCCCAAAAAATTTCCCGCAAAATTTTTGCCCCCTTTGACTTTTTCATGATGCCGTTCGATGCCTATAAGCAATACCTCTCCTTAAAGAATCACTTCACCAAGGAGAAGTATGACTATCACAAATACTGTGGAAAGAGTCGTGCGACTGTGCAATCTTTTTATAAAAGAAAAGATAGGTTCTGGTTTGAAAAACTATCCAGAAACAAAGACGATAAAGAAGTGATTGAGTTTTTTATATCCAACTTTATTTCATGCACCGATCCTAGTAAACTATGGATTGGAGAGATGATAAGAGAAGGTGAAGGTAGGTATACCTCATGGAAGAAGAGAACTCAATCACTATCTTATGTTTTTAAAGAAGAGATGGGTTCTCTTTTATCGGAACAAAAATTAGATCGTGTCTTCACTGGAACAGGTCATCCCCCCATACTCAAAAGTTATTTGAGTGGGGATATTTCACTTGAAACTCTGGTAATTTGTGATAGAATACTAGGGTATAGAAAAGACTTTGATACTAGACTTAAGGACCCTGTGTGGGAAACCGTAAGTCTCAGAATTAAAAAATATTCTCCCTTTCTAAATATTGAAGTGCTTCATTATCGGAAGTTACTCAAGCAACTAATCACTAACAATTAATCGGAACTTAATATGTCACTGGAAAATACTGAAGTTATTACTAATCTGACTGAACAAAAGAGACAACTTGAAGAGCAGATGGAAAATCTGCGTGTCACTTACTTTAAAGTCGTTGGCGCACTTGATGCACTAAATCAAATTGAAGCAAGTAAGGTAGATGATGATGCTACAGTGAGTGAAACTGAGATAGTAGAGGGCGAATGAGCTTCTTTAACTCAGAAGTTGTCCGCGCAGAGTTAACTAAAATACAGGAATTGCAGGATAGTGTTTACTTAAACATTTTCACATTTACTGCAATGAGTAAGGAGAAAAAACTTAAGCATGTTGAAATGCTTGAGGAACTTCTTGACAAACAAAAGATTTTGTATACCCGTTTGAGTTTGTCTGATGACCCAGAAGCAAAGGAAATGAAGGAACGTATCCTTGATTCTGCTAAAGCAATGGGTCTCCCTCCTGATGTCGATATGAATGTCGTCTTTAGCAATATGTCTAAGATGATTATCGTTATGAAGGACCAGATTGACAAATCAGACTAATGTCTGTAGAATAATGAAGTCCACAAAAGCCAAATCCAAACTAATCTAATAAATCCTATGTCTTTCGCAAATCTTAAAAAGCAATCTTCTCTTGGTTCTCTTACCTCTAAACTGGTAAAGGAAGTTGAGAAGATGAACAATACTAGCAGCGGTGGAGATGACCGTCTCTGGAAACCTGAAATGGATAAGACCGGCAATGGTTATGCCGTTATCCGTTTCCTCCCTGCCCCTGAAGGAGAAGACCTCCCTTGGGCAAAGATGTATTCCCACGCCTTCCAAGGTCCTGGTGGGTGGTACATTGAGAACTCTTTGACTACTGCCGGTGGTAAAGACCCTGTATCAGAGCACAACCGTGAACTGTGGAACAGTGGTAACGAAGCAGACAAGGATACTGTTCGTAAGCAGAAGCGCAAACTGTCCTACTATGCCAACATCTATGTTGTGCAGGACAAAGCAAATCCCCAGAATGAGGGTCGCGTTTTTCTATACAAGTTTGGTAAGAAGATCTTTGATAAGGTCATGGAATCAATGCAACCTGAGTTTGAGGATGAAACTCCAATCAATCCTTTTGACTTCTGGCAAGGTGCTAACTTCAAACTGAAACTGAAGAAAGTTGCAGGTTACTGGAACTATGATTCTTCTGAGTTTGACCGTGTGTCTCCTCTATTAGATGATGACGATGCTCTGGAAGCACTGTGGAAGAAGCAGTATTCGTTGACTGCTCTGACTGCTACTGACCAGTTTAAGTCCTATGAGCAACTGGAGAAGCGTCTGAAGATGGTTCTAGGTCAGAAGCAAGCACCTGCTCGCTATGATGAAGAGACCAACGATGAGGACAATGATCGTAGTTCTTACGCACCTAACTTCTCCTCACGTCAACCACAGTCTGAATTGACTGAAGACCTGAAAACTGAACTGAACAACCTTGGTGCTAGGTCAGAAGTATCTGCTGATCGTGATGAAGATGATGCTCTATCATACTTCCAACGTCTTGCTAATGAGTAATTAAGAATATAATTTAGCGTTATCTCCTCTCTTCAAGGTTTCACTCACATACTGAGTGGAACCTTTTTTGTATTGCATAATACCTTCAAGGTCGTCAATAACTAGATTGACGTATTTTGGTTTGAGTATGTTTATATTTCTCTTATTATCTTCTAGGTTTATTTCATATTCATAGTTTGTAACTGGTAATCCTGGTCTTCTTTTTTCAAGAATGCCTTGAGGGTTTGTGTATATAAACTCATAATTTTCATCAACCCATAGACCTTCTGGTAAAAGAACTACGCCATTTGCATCTTTAATTTCTTTTGATTCGTAGTGGTGTATTTCACTGTATAATGTTTCATATGTACCATATTTTAAAAGAAGATGCTCGTCAAAATCGTTCTGTTTCATAGGCCATTCGGTTTGAATGTTAATGATATTATTTGATACTAATACCAACCAGTCTAATTCAGAGTTGTCGTATACTTTTTTTGCTACATTATCAGGTCTTTCGTCACCAATAATTTTATACTTTTCAAACGTAGAAATATTTTGATAGATATCTTCTCTTAAGATTCCTTTTTTGAATAGATTTTTTACTACAATATAATCAGATAATCCTGAATCTTTTAATCTGTTGATGTATTCTAAGTCGGGTAATCTTCTAAAATAATTTGACATGTTAGAAACCTATAGAGTTATCATCTTTATAATCATCATTAAAGATTGGTTCAAGTTCTGAGAATTGCATATCAATTTGATATGAAACAGGCATATTATTTGCAAATGTCATAAATGTCTGATTGGGTGTGTAATTAACATTTAATCCAGTCATAGCACACATTTTAAATTTATTTAAATGTGGATTTGGTTGACTCGACCCTGCAAGATATTTAAGTTCAAATATGTGTGGGGAGAGTAAAAACAATCCGCTTTGACTTCTACGAACAGACATTCCCTGCTTCAATGCTCTGATAATAACAGATATATTTCGTGCTTCTTTCTCACTTCTTGCACTCATATTAAATGAGAACCCAAAATTTCTCATTGTTGGTCCATTAAATAACAACTCAGTATTTGGATTGATAATAGCACCAGTCTGTCTTGTAAGTAACTGAGAACCAAGACCTGAAGCTTGCCCTGCCATTGCACTAGCAGCTAATCTTTTTACCGCTTCACTATTACCTTGTAGTCTGCTAACAATATCTTTTGCTGCTTGAGCTCCACCATCTCCTCCACCTTCTATAAAACCGGCAGCAACTTGTGCTGCAGCTTGTTGCAATGCATTCATATCACCTTTATTCCAAGAGACTTGATTGTTATCTTGAATGCCACCAGGAACCGGTAAAAAGATACTCGTTAAGGTTTTTCCTTTTTGTCTGGTTGGTGGTTCAACACTACTACTACTTTTTGTACTTGCAATTCCTTTTGGTTTATATTCAAGAATATTAATCTGGAGTTTATTCATACTATCACTAATATCAATAGGATACTTCAAGATACCTGATGGCATCCCAGCATTAGTTCCTGCAAGAACTTTTATATTAAAATCTTTGTCAGGGTCACTTGAAGTCTTACTTGAATCTCCACCTTGATTACTTGACTCATTTGCCTTAGACGGGGTGCCAGTAGTATCACTAGTAGTTGTTCCTGTGACTGGATCTTTTACTCCAGGAACACCAGCATCTTTCAGAGTTTTCTTTAGTAAATCACTGGAGTGTGTATTAATAAGTGATGCTTTATCATTATTGATTGTCTTCTTTAAATCGCCATTAAATACGTCTGAAAATTGTTGGTCATTTAAACTAAGATTTTGTAGAGAATTCCATCTTTTGCGAAATCTTCTTTTTACATCCCAATCATCACCAACATTATCTGCTGTTGCAATTACTTTTCTACCACCAATCGCATCGATTAAATACAGAGAAGCTTCACCGGTCTCGTCATTAACTTCTAAAATAGTTGGGATGGGATTAGGACTACCTAACGCTCTTTGAGATCTCTGTATCGCCATTACGCAGGGTTTTTATTTATTTAGTATGAATTTTCCATATTGTATTGACAACAAGTCATCAAGTTCAGTTCTGTTTAAAATATAGACTTGACCTGCTAGTTCTTCCCACGTATACTGACGGTATTCTTGCCAATGAAAATTAAGACCACGAAATCCCCAAGAAAATAAATCAGTTACAGCAACTAAAGGATGTTGATCGTATGTAATACCAGGAGTTTTTGCATTATAAACAAACGTACAAATTGTTCCCCCTTCTGGAGCAGGAGTTACCGTATCGTTCAGTGCCTCCATAATCATTTCCATTTGGTTTTCGGTATTAGTAGTGTTATTTAAATTTTTAAGTATGGGTTCAATGCGGTTCATTTGAGTCCTAGTTCGATTTCTGTTATGATTTTAAATTCAATTCTTCTATCATCACAGAATTCTTGTGCTGCTTTCCACTTTGCTTGATTGACAGCATAGGTTTTCATTTCATATAGATAACCTTTTGTTTGTCTCTTTGGTTTCTTTGGTGGAGCACATTGTTTCTTAGGTTTCACTTCAATCACATAGGTTTTATTTTTACCAGTGCTCTCTTTAACTTTCATAATAAAGTCTGGAAAGTATTTGTGAACTCTATTATCTACGGGAGAGATATATGGGATGTAGAACTCTTCACTACCCCACTCAAGAACCTGTTCATTCAAATCGCAGTATCTACAGAACTTCCTTTCCCAACTACTTCTACAGATAATATTATTTGGATTACCTTTATATTTTTGGGGATAAGAAGGATGATACTTACTTTTATTACTTTCCGCCATACATAGTATATAACCTCAAAAACTATTTAGATGGCAACTGCTAGATCTGTAGCAAAAATAAAAAGTGCGTTATTAAGACCGTCATTAACATCGAAATTTTTTGTTATTATAACTCCACCATCGGTGTTACGTGGTTTTTATAATCAAATAGATGTAGATGAGTTTCATATGTCTTGTTCTGATGCATCTCTTCCTGGAGTGTCTTTAAATACCCAAGAGATTACAGGCGATCGTCACGGTGTGACTGAGAGAAATGCATATAGAAGGATGTATGATGATAGAATAGATTTGACTTTTTATGTTGAAGGGGAAACATATTCGCAGATTAGATACTTTGAAAGATGGATTAATTTTATTGTAGGAAATAATTCAAAGGAAATTAGGGGATTAGGTAGTTATGATTATAAAGTAGAGTATCCGGAAAATTATAAAACATCAATGGTAGTATCCAAATTTGAAAAAGATGGTGGTTTTGACTTAAAATATCAGTTCATTGGGGCATATCCGATCGCAATAAGTTCAATGCCTTTGTCATATGGGTCTACGGATTTATTAAAATGTACTGTATCCATGACTTATCTTAGATATATTATTGGTGATACTGAAGTTAAAGAATCTTCTGTTATATCACCAAAAACAAATGAATACGATTCAT